GTTTCCCAGTCACGATCGAGGAGGGGACCGACTGGGTTCGGGAAACAAACAAAGCGTAAGTTTAAAAAACTACGAAAGAAGTACACATGATTTGAGTTACTTATGGAGAAGCTCAATGAGTAGTGGGACATTAGTACCATTTATGAGTGAAATAGGTTTACCGGGGGATAGCTTCGACATTGATTTAGATGTAGATGTAAAAACGCTACCAACGATAGGACCATTATTCGGAAGTTATAAAGTACAGTTAGATGTATTTGAATGTCCGATAAGATTATATAATGGGAAGTTACATATGAATATGTTAAATATTGGTATGGATATGAGTCAAATAAAATTACCACAGCTAGAATTAAATGCAGAGTATGACCCAGACAACTTAGGAGATAACTCGCAAATAAATAGTAGTTCAATATATTCATATTTGAATATGAGAGGGCTAGGTAGAGATAAAATGAACCAAAAGAAAAATGTAGCAAGAGAATTTAACGCAGTATCGTACTTAGGATATTGGGATGTATATAAAAATTACTATGCTAATAAACAGGAAGAAAGAGGGTTCGTGATTCATCAAAATGATGGAGATAACAGATTTGATACTAAAAAATCGTATGTGGAAGTAAATGGAGTAAGTTCAGAAATATTCCAAAATCCACAACCAGTAAATACAAATCCAGTAGGGGGAGTAGTACCAACAGTAAGAGCATTGATAAACTTTGAGTGGAACAATGTGCAACAAGTAGAAGGGCTACCAAACTATAATGACTTTAGTATAAGTATAGGACCTAACGCATATCAAATAACAGATTTATTTGCAGATATAGTAACGAGTCAAAATGGACCTAATACATATACATTTGAATGTGAAACGTATACCGGACCATTAGTAGCAGATACTTGGGTAATACAACAAACAAGCGTAGCAAATACAATCACACCAGGAACAGGTGAACCACAGTTACAAGAATTTGCATTGGATAACATTGATGAAATGAGAGCTAATATATTAGCAGCAGTAAATCAACCAAGTGCAGTAACATTAACAAAAAGTACATTGGCACCGTATGGATTAGGATTAGGGTGTCCAAATGGAGATGATTGGGAAAATGCGTTCGCAAAAAGTACGCAAGAAGGACTAGGTATAAAAACGTACCAAAGTGATCTATTCAATAATTGGATAAGTACAGAATGGATAGATGGTCCAAACGGAATAAACGATGTAACAGCAGTAAGTACAACAGGAAACGAATTTACAATAGACAGTTTGAACTTGGCAAATAAAGTATATAACATGCTGAACAGAATTGCAATAAGTGGAGGAAGTTATGACGACTGGCTAGATGCAGTTTATACGCATGAAAGAGCAAAAAGTGTAGAAAGTCCGGTATATCATGGAAGTCTAATAAAAGAGCTAGGATTCGAAGAAGTAATAGGAACGGCAGCAACAGAAGTAGACGGTGTACAACAACCATTAGGAGAACTAGGTGGTAGAGGAAGATTAACAGGCAAAAATAAAGGTGGAAAAGTAAGAGTAAAGGTAAATGAGCCATGTTATGTAATAGGGATAGTAAGTTTAACGCCAAGAATAGATTATAGTCAAGGTAATAAATGGGATACTAACCTAAAAACAATGAATGACTTACATAAGCCAGCATTAGATGAAATAGGATATCAAGACCTGATAACGGACCAAATGGCATGGTTCGATACAAAGTGTATAAATGACCCAACATATGGATGGATAACTGAAACAAGAAGTGCAGGGAAACAACCGGCATGGATAAACTATATGACAAATGTGAACCAGACAAGGGGAAACTTTGCTATAGGAAGTGATAATGATGAAGTAGGACAGATGTTTATGACACTAAACAGAAGATATGACCAAACGTCGAACGGAATAGGTGATCTAACAACGTATGTAGACCCGAATAAATATAATAACATATTTGCAGATGGGAACTTAGATAGTCAGAATTTTTGGGTACAAATAAGTAACAAAATTACAGCTAGAAGAAAAATGAGTGCTAAAGTAATACCAAACCTATAATGTATAGAATAGCAAAATATAACAAAAGTAAAATTCGGAGTGTAGACACCTTTGAAGGTGAGCCAATAGAATTGAAAATAGAGCGAATTGTAAGTAATAAAGAACCAATAACGGATGGTGCACCAAGTATCTTTACAGAGCGTAAAGAAGGGGTAGTAAGTGCTTACAATATACGAACAGATAGATGGGAAATTGCAGCTGATGCAATGGATCTAGTAAGTAAAAGTAAAGAAGCTAAAAGAGAACAAAGAGCTAAAGCAAAACAAGAAAAAAGCGAAGCTAAAGTAATCGAAATTAGCAAGAAAAACAGCGGAGCTGAGCCAACAGAAGGCACCAGTAAAGCAGAGTAAAAAAAGTAGAGGGGGACTAAAAATCCCCCTTTATAAAAAGCAGGTGGTACGCATCTGTTCTTATATATCAAGAGAAAATAATCGCTTTAAGAAAGCGCGAAAAATAAACAAAATGGCAATATCAGAATTTGGAAAAGGAGCAATAAGTTTTGGACTACAACAAGTAGCAAATACAGTAGGAGGAAATACAGCCCTAAAAAGACAAGAAAGATTAATGGGAATAAACCTAAAAAATCAAAAAGAATTAAACAGACAAGGTAGAGATATACAAATGGACATGTGGAACAGAACAAATTATGGAGCACAAGTAAGACATATGAAAGAAGCAGGACTAAGTCCAGGACTAATATATGGAAACTCCGGTGGAGGAGGAGCAACAACAGGAAGTCAAGGAGGTGGAAGTGCAGCAAGTGGTGGAGCACCAAGTAGACCACAAATGGGAATGGAAGCATTACTAATGGGGGAACAAATGAACTTGATGAAAGCACAGGCAAGAAAATTGAATGTTGATGCAAATAAAATAGAAGGAGCAGATACTGATTTAGCAATAGCTCAAAAATTAAAAACAGATAAAGAAACAGCAAAATTAATACAAGAAAAAACAAACTTAAAAACTATAGATGAAATAAATAAATTTGAAAAAGCAATTAAGAAAGCAGAAAAAGACAGAACTGATAAAGGAATGATAAAAGGGGATAACTTCGGAAACCTACTAAACGCAATAGGGCTAGACCCGGTAAATAACCCAACAGATAGAGTAATACTAAATGGAATGCTAGGAACATGGTTTGGAAGTAAAATAGCAAATAATATAATGCAAGCAATAATGAGTTGGAAAGGACCAAAGACAAATAAAAAAGGATTTAATCAACCAGACTTAAAAGAAGTAAAAAAGGGAGCAAATAGACCGTTTAACCATATAGAATGGAGTGTTGAGTAAATGTGCTTATATCCAAGGTTAATAAAAAATAGAAAGTACATGGCTAACAAAAAAAATGGGGGGATAATACCCCCTGTGTTAGACCAAAGAGTGTTACAAGTACCTGTAGGTTGTGGAAAATGTGTAGAATGTAGAAAACAAAAAGCAAGACAGTGGCAAGTAAGATTACAAGAGGATCTAAGAAAGAATAAAAATGCTCAATTCGTAACATTGACATTTAGTGACACAGAGTTAAATAAATTAGAAAAAGAAATAAAAGGTATAACAGGATACAATAGAGATAACGAAGTAGCTAGAAAGGCAGTAAGGAGATATACGGAAAGATGGAGAAAAAAGTACGGAAAAACATTAAGACATTGGCTAGTAACTGAATTAGGTTCCACAAATACAGAGCGACTCCATATACATGGTATAGTATGGAGCCAAAACAAAGAAGATATCCAAAAAATTTGGAAATACGGCCAAGTATGGATAGGAGATTATGTGAACGAAAAGACAATTAATTATATAGTAAAGTACGTTAATAAAATAGATAAAACTCATAAGGAATATAACTCAAAAATATTTACTAGTAAAGGGATAGGAAAAGAATATTTAAATAGATCAGATAAAGAAATAAATAAATACAGACCAGGAGAAACAATAGAAACATACAGAACAAAAACAGGAACGAAACTAGGTTTACCTATATACTATAGAAATAAAATATATAGTGATGAAGAAAGAGAAAAATTATGGTTAGAAAAATTAGATAAAAAAGAAAGATGGGTGATGGGTGAAAGAATAGATATAAGTAAAAACGATATAGAATATTTTAAAGTATTAAAAGAAGCAAGAAAAAAAAATAAAAGGTTAGGATATGGGGACAATAGTAAAAATTGGGAATTAAAAAAATATGAAAATCAAAGAAGAAATTTAAAGAAAAAAGAAAGGATCGAGAAAATATACGGAAAGGCAATCGCTAATGATTGGCCTACGAAAAGCGAAAATGCTTTTCATTAAAAAAAGGAGGTTTAAGGGAAAAACTAGGATAATAAAAAAAAAAGTGTAAATTAGCGTGAAAATAAATGTGTAACCAGAGAATAAAAAAAGCTAAAGTATTGGAAAACAGAGAGTTATAAAATGTCCTATAATATATATTATGATAATTGACGGAAAGTCAGTAATAGCGTGACATAAAGACACCTCCCCTACTCCAAGAAATAGTGCTGAAAAAAATGAAAAAGGTACTAGAAATTGCAAAAAAAATTCTCAAAATTTTAAGAATGCTTATGAAGATGAAAAACTTTATAAACGTGAAGGAACTTATACGAACGTATAAAGAAGAAACAGGGAAAAACCCATTCACCGGAAAAAACTTAGAAGATGAGGATATGGAAGTCAGAAAGTTACTTCGTAGACATAGAGACCGGAGAGCT